CTTACCTCAAGAAGCGCGGCTTTGTGTTCGACGACTACGAATACTTTCCCGTAGGCACTACCAACCGCCTCAACTTCCGGTTCGACGATTATGTAATATTCCCCGTAATCGACGAGGGCGACACCGTGGGCTACGTATCCCGCCACACCTGGAGCAAAGAAGAGATAGACCGGCACAACAGCCGCGCCAAGATAAGCGGAGACTATAAGATACTGCGTTTCCGCAACTCCACCGAGAACGAGTTTGTGAAGCTGCTGTACAACTACGATGCCATCATACCCGAAGTGACCGACACCGTTATCCTCACCGAAGGCATCTTCGATGTGGTTGCCCTTACCCGCAAGCTCGACCTTTACGACAACGAGCAGATAAAGCCCGTTGCCACCTTCGGCAAAAAAATATCCCTTGCCCAGATATACAAACTACAGGTAAAAGGCGTAACCACCGTAGTGATAGGCTACGACGGCGATGCGGTGGACGCCATCAAGAAAACAGCCACCGACCTGCAACCCTACTTCGATGTGCTCATTGCCGATATTCCCGGCGGCGATAAAGACTGGGAAGACCTTACTCCACACGAAATCTACGAGGTGTTTGCATACCGCCTCAAAACACCAATCGAATATAAAATCTCTAAAATTCAGGAATGATGTTACAGTTATCAGAATGGCTCGAAGCCAACAAGATTGACTACCGCACGGTAGACAACGAAGTAATTGAAATCACCGGATTCGGAAAAGCATTCATTGCCGACCTCACCGGGGTTAAGTCCATATTCAGGGGTACGAAAGACCAACTCGTGTTCAACCTCATGGAGAACCCGCAGATTCTCATTGACGAAGAAATATTCTACGTTGTGTTTCCTTTCGGGCGCAACTGGTACTATTTCGATTTGCGCGAAGAGTTCAAATTCAACCTATTGAAGTACGTAGGCAGCCGCAAGCAACCGGAAGTAAACATTCCCTTTGTCAACCTCGGCATCCATACCCCCTACGAACTGTTGAACGGCTCCGGCGACCTCACCGCATGGATAAAGAAAGCCAAACAGCTGGGGCAAACCGCCATCGGCATTTGCGACCGCAACACCATGGCCGCCACACTTTCCCTGCAAAAAGAATGCGCCAAAGCCGGAGTGAACCACGTATTCGGCTATACGTTCGACCTGCTGCACGACGGCGAGAAAACCGAAATGAAGCTCTACTGCCAGTCGCAAATGGGATTGCGCAACCTGCTGCGCATACAAAAGATTAGCAATGTAGACAGCAAAGACGCCACCAGCGGCATCAAAGACATGCTTGCCCACGCAGCCGGAAACGCACTGGTGTTCGGCACCCTGTCTTCCTACTGGATAAACCAAAACCTGCACTATGTGGAGCAGATGCGCCACTCCTTCGACAGCGTGTACTATCAGGTTGACCTGAGCGAATACAAAGCCGAGCGCATCGACGCCGAAGTGCTGAAAGCCGTGGATTATTTCTTCAAGACCCTGTATTTGCCGGAGTTCCGCAACTTCGTAATCGAACCCATACTTATCTGCGATACCTACTACCTCGACAAAGACGACGCCCGGAACAAAATCATCCTCAACAAGATTGCCAACGGAGCCGCCCACAAGCAAAGTGAAGACCAGTATTTCAAGGACCTCGACGAGCATTACACGACACTCAAAAACCTGTTCGATAGTGACAAATGGAACATCGACGAGCTATTCAAACGCATGTGCAGCCACACCGTTGACATTGCCCAGCGTGCCTGCGCCAGCTACGACATAGGCAAAATGTACATGCCACAGTACATCATGCTCGACGACGAAAGGGTGAAGTACAACACCCGCTTCCGTATGTTCCATGCCCTGCTCGAAGAAGGGTTGCGACGCAAGATACCACCAACCCTGCACGAGCAATACCGCCAGCGATTGAACGAAGAAACGTACATCATCGAAAGCACCAACAACGTTGACTATTTCCTCATTCAGTACGACATGATTCGCGAAGCCAAAAAGCGGGGCATTGTTACCGGCATCGGTCGCGGATCGGCAGGAGGCTCGCTCGTTTCTTATCTCCTCGACATCATCACCATCGACCCCATAAAATACGGGCTCATCTTCTCGCGGTTCCTTGTGCCCGAACGTTGCGGGCTTCACTGGGTAGACGAGATTACCGCCTTCGCCGAAGACCTCGAACTCGAACCCGGCGAAAGCTACATCCGCATAGAGACCGACCATGGCACGCTCGAAGTAGACAAGTGGGCAAAGCTCCGCATACGCCGGGGCGAAGAAACACTCACCCTCTATGCCAACGACCTGAAAGACGGCGACGAAATACTGCTCGACAACCGCGACAGGCTTTGGACACTAAACGATATTCTTCAATGAAAGTACAGAAAGTAGAAAAGTTACTGGCAGCGGACAAGATGTTCGTTGCCGACATGTTTGTAGTGAAAGGATTGATTCAGGGCGGGCACTCCGCCATGCCCGACATCGACACCGACTTTGCCAGCGACCGCCGACAGGAAATAAAAGAATACCTCGAACAGCGGTACAACGTCAACGGTATGCAGCGCGTGTTCTCCGCCGGAACGTTCAGCACCATGAAGCTAAAGGCCGTGTTGAAAGATGTTTCGCGGGTGTACCGTGTTCCGGTGAGCTTGGTCAATTACGTCACCGCCATATTCGACGACGACAACATGAGTTGGACAGACCTCTTTAAGCTGGCAGCCGTAAACAAGCGCGTGCGCGAATTTGTGCAGACTTACCCCGAAGTGATTGAAGATGCGCGCGGCATCATGGGGCAACCCCGTTCGGCAAGTATACACGCATCCGCCATCATCGTCACCCCATCCGAGAAAGACGGCGAGCCTGCCGAGTGCTTCGACTTCCTGCCCATCCGCAAGATGGACAACCTGTTAGTCTCCGAGTTCGACGGCTACGAAGTGGAAAGCATCGGATTGCTGAAAGAAGACGTGCTCGCCACCAAAGAGCTATCGAAACTCAGTGCCGTTATCAGCATCGTAAACCGGGTATACGGCAAGCATTACAGCATCGAGAGCATTACGCAGGACGAAATCGACGACCCGAAAACCTATTCACTACTATCGCAGGGATACACCCAGAACGTATTCCAGTTTGCCAGCCGGGGGATAAAACGATTTATTATGGACGTTCGGCCCGATTGCATCGAAGACCTCATTGCCATCAATGCCCTGTACCGACCCGCAACTCTCGAAATCGGAGCACCGGAAGATTATATCAAATACAAGCGCGGCGAGGTAGCTCCGGTGTACAACTTCGGCACTTACGAAGCCACCAAGAACACGTTCGGCATTATGACCTATCAGGAACAGTTCATGCAGATTGCCCACTCGCTCGGAGGCTTCGACCTCGGTAAAACCGACTTCCTGCGAAAGGCCATCGGTAAGAAGAACGCCGAACTGATGGCAACCCTCAAAGACGACTTTATCAAAGGAGCCATCGGCAACGGCTGTCCCGACTTCGAAGCGCAGGACATCTGGCACAAAATAGAAGTAGCCGGAAAGTATTCCTTCAACCGCTCGCACGCCGCAGCCTACGCCCTTACTGCCTATGTGGGTGCATGGCTCAAAGCCAATTACCCCACGGCGTTCTACACCGTAGCACTTCAGTGGGCGGACGATAAAGAAATCCCGTTGCTTATGTCGGAAATGGAACTTTGCAGCGAGGCGAAGATTGTTCCGCCGGACATCAACGTATCGCAGAAAGAGTTTTTCACCGAATACCACACAAACAGCATCTTCTGGTCGCTTACCCGCATCAAGCAGCTGGGCACAAAAGCGGTTGATTACATCATTGCCGAGCGCGACAAGAACGGAGAGTTCACCAGCATTCAGAACTTCATTCACCGCATCTTTAAGTACAAACTAAAGAAGTACACGTACTGGGACGACCCCGACAATGAGGAAGAAGCCGTGCGCATTCCCGTGAATATCCTGCATGTGCGCCACCTGATTCTCGCAGGCTGTTTCGACAAGCTCGAAAACATACACGCCATCAACGAACGATACCTCATACTGGAAAACGCAAGTCATGAACTGGCACTTGCCAACAACGCCAACGACTATTATCAACGCTTCTACGAGGTTGACCACTTCTGGAGCATCCAGCAGATAAACATTTCCGGTATCGGCTCTATTGATTACCGCCGCATCTTCGAAACATCTGACATGAAGGAGAAATGCCGGGGCAAGGCGGGTTACATGAGCGTGCGCGATGCACTGAACCTCGGCAACGATGGCAAGCGCATTGCCGTATGTGCCACGGTGGTAGAGGTAGACGAAATCTCCTACAAAGACAAGCAGACAGGCGAGAAAAAGCAGTTCTGCAAGATGAAGCTCCAGCAGAACAACGACCTCATCGAGTTGGTGTGCTGGTCGGAATTCTATCAGGAGAACAAGCACAACCTGCTGTCGATGAAAGACAAAATCATCATCGTAACCGCCATCATCAAGTACAGCGACTATGCCGGAAGAAACGCGCTGAACACCTACAATACCTCCCTTTTACACACCATTTAAACCCGTCACCCGTCATGAAAATAATCCGTAACAACCTATTGCCGCCCAAAGGCTACGTAGCTATGATGCTGTTCGGTATGTTGTTTGCCCGTCACGGCGTAACCCTGAGCGAGCGCACCATTCGCCACGAAGAGATACACAAACGGCAAATGCTCGAAATGCTCGTCCTGCCCTTTTACCTGTGGTACGGCATAGAGTACCTCATCCGCCTGTTGCAATACCGCAACCGCCGTGCGGCCTACCGAAACATTAGTTTCGAGCGCGAAGCCTACGCCAACGACGAGAAAGAAACTTACGACCGCGAGCCGTATGCCTGGCTCGACTACCTGAACGAAAAAGATTCCGTTAATAACCCCACTAAAAACAACTGATTTATGGCAACACCCAAAGCTGAACCCAAGATATACACCGGTATCGGACTCGATTTTGAAACCGGCTCGCTCGATTGCACATCCGGTGCCTGCACCCAGCTCGCCATGCAGGCCGTTCGCCTCGATACATGGGAGCAAACCGACCGCTACGTGCAGTACATTTATCCCTACGAGAAACAGGACATCGGCGGTGCCCGGCGCAAAGTGCTCCGCAACCGCCACGAACAGGAAGAGCGCACCCTGATGGACTACCAACCCGAAGCCCTGAACTATTCCGGCATCAGCATGGAACAGCTCGAACGGCAGGGCGCAGACCTCAAGCAGGTAGGCGAAAGCGTTATTGCCTTTGCCCGCAAAAACACCCTGAGCAAGGGGCATCAGGGAAAGCCTATCCTCATTGGGCAGAACATACCGTTCGACATCGGCTTCCTGCAACAACTCATGAACTACACCGGACAGCTAAAGGAATTTGAAAAGGTATTCGCGGGCACCAAAGATTTTTACGGCAACTTCCAGCCGCACTACATCGACACCATTTTCATTGCCCGCATGGCACTGGCGCACGACCCCTCGGTAACCTCCTACAAACTGGAGCTTATTGCCGAACGCCTCGGTATCGAACTCGACGATGCCCACGACGCCGATGCCGACGTAACCGCCACCCTCAACATCGGGCGGGTATGCTCAGGCCGTATGCGCAACATGGAAAGCGAAGGAAACATCCTCATACAGAAACCCGAAAAATCAAGGCAATACTTTAAAATATAACCCATGGAAGAGAACGAAAAGACCTCTGAACAGGTAACCTTCAACACCGACGAACTGATGTGCTACGGTGTGCTCGATTACGAGGGAAACGAAATGATGGCAGCCATCACCGGCTACGGATTGGATATACGGTTCAACATGCGCATCATCAACAGCCTTGCCGATGCCGAAGCCTGTGCCGACGCCCTTGCCGATGTTTTCTATCAGGCATTGATGAAGCAACTAATCGATAGGAATGCCGATTTCCTAAAACCACCGGAGCCCGTTTAACCTATTCTTAAGCAAATAGGGATAGCCCGCCATTTCAACGCCGGGCTATTCTTTTATCCCGAAAAGCGTATGAAAGAAAAGAATACCGACGAGAAGGAAACAGTATTAAGCGCGCAGGAAGAAGATTTCTGCAACCTCTACATATATGGCGATATGGACTTTGCCGGACAGCATCGCAAGTGCTATGAAGAAATATTCGGCGAAACCGGAAACGTGGCCGTAGCCAGTCGCCGCCTGCTGGGCAAACCACAAATCCTGGCACGCATCAAAGAACTATCA